TTTGAAGGTAGAAGATATAAGAAAGATATAGAACATGCTCATGATGCATTAGAACTATTTAACAAAGGTCTCAATGGAAGACGACCAAGAAAAATCATGTTACTTGGTAATCACGAAGATAGGATAGATAGAACAGTAGATGACATACCAGAACTTGAAGGGACAATCAGTACAGATGATCTTAAATTTAAAAAATTTGGTTGGGAAGTACACGATTACCAAGAACCAGTGGTGGTCGATGGTGTATGGTACTGTCATAACTACCCTACTGGTGTTATGGGTAAGCCTATTAGTGGTGACAATATTGGTCGTGCCTTATTACTAAAGAATAAAGTATCCTCTACTGTTGGTCACATACATACATTTGATTATGCCATGTGTGCATTACCTTCTGGTAAAAAACTTATGGGATTATCTGCAGGTTGTTACTTGCATCATAAGGAAAACTATGCTAAGAATACACAACAAATGTGGTGGAGTGGATTAATAGTTAAACGTAATGTAGATAAAGGTGAGTACGATCTTGAGATGTTAGAGTATAATACTATTAGGAGGAAGTATGGTAAAAAGTAAAAGAGTATATGAAAAAATAATAGATCATGGTCATGACATATCATATGAGAATGAAAGAACACATGACAGTGTTAATTCACCTGCTCATTACAAGTATGGTAAGAAAGAAACTATTGATGTTATAAGAGACTGTACTACTGGTGATGAGTATCATGGGTACTTAAAGGGGAATGTTTTGAAATATGTTTCAAGATATAAATTTAAAGGAGAACCATTGGAAGATCTAGAAAAAGCCCAATGGTATTTAAATAGATTAATAAAGGAGGTCAAAGATGGGAGCAGTTAAGCAAGCACTACTAGAAGTAGAAGATTTTGTGTCTGGATGTTTAGGAGAAGGTCGGACATTAAATCAAACAATAAGAGATGCAAAGGAAGAACATGATAAACCTACAAGTAGTAATCCTTACTTACTTGATGCAAATTTTATTGAGGATAAATACTACCAATTTAGGGGGCAAAGATGAGTAAATATAAAGGACAGATTACATGGGGTATGAGAGAGATGTTCTTGGATGCTTTACAAGATAGATATAAAGCACAGATATCAGATGCTAAAGCTAAAGCTATTGTGTATTTAGATAACCCTGTGGCAATTGGAGAACACCCTCAATTTACAGAGGAATTAGATAAACTTATTAGTGTTATATCTAATGCCGAAGAAAACATAAAAACACTAGAAACGTACTTCGGAGGTACAGATGACTAAAGAAAAAGAGAAAGGACAAGAACAAGTAGGATCAAGAACATTTTTAATTAACTCTATACAGCTGCAGGATTTAATGAGGTATCTAATGACTAGACCTTATGCTGAAGTTGTAAGGCTTATGAATATGGTGAGTACATTAAATCAGTTGGATCCTAGCATTGGTGAATCTTTTGTTAAAAAACAAACAGGTGAAACCAATGGAAAAAAATAATCCAATTCATCAAACAGGTCTGTTGTTTGAACTAAAGATTGGTTTAAATAAAGACAATGCTATAGTAATTGACTACGGGGGAAAGCCTGTAGGTAAAATAAGAGAAGCACTTAAAGATTTTAAATACCAAGCTAATCTTTGTGCAGCAATTATTAATCATGCCAACTCTACTGGGAAAAAACTAGAGGATGACATTAAACAAATGATACAGAAGATTTAAAGTTTTGGTCTGAAGAAGTTGTACCAAAAAAAAAGGCTCCCTTAAAGGAGCCCTGTTGTTGCCTAACTGGGGGAGTTAACGCTCCCCTTTTTTTATGTCTTAGCTATTGTGTTTTTATTAATACCTTTTTTTATTATATAATTCTGTGTGCCATTAGCACCTGTCTCTACTTCTTTTTTTAAAACTTTAAACAATTCTTTTTCTTTTCTGTCTTTAGTTTGTTTAGCTATGTATGCATTTATAAGTTTTGTATCTCTCATAATATTATGTTAACATTTTATTTGTTTGTGTTTCAAGTTTACTAAGTTTAATAGGTTTGCTTAGTGAATCTTTTTGTAATCTTTTAGGCAAAGGCATTTTAATTAATTGCTCTGCCTCACCTTCATATCCTAGATCTACACCTTCAGGTGGTTTATAATTTTGTAAGTATTCTGTGTATTGGATTAAATCTATATTGTTTAAATTTTCACCACCATAAGGATAGGTATCCTCACCACCTATATGAAATTGTTTAAAGACTGAATCTCTTTCTAAAGTACTAAGATTGGTTATAGATTTAACTACTTCATTTTCAGATGCATCTTTAGTAGGAACTATAGGTAGCTCCCATACAATTTTTTTAAATTCTTCTTCTAAATTTTCTATTTTTTGTATATCTAAAGTAATTGGCTCCTTACTCCATATATAATAACTAGTAGTAGGATCTCCCATGCCTACAACATTTCTATATTCTTCATTTATATTATTTAAAATATAATCTACACCCTGCCCCTTACCTTCGCTACTATAAAAACTAGCATGACCTGGTACATTAACATTGTTAGTTAATTCTTGCAATATTTCTGCAGGTATTTTTTGTAATACGTACCCTTCATCTTGTGCAGATCTAACTTTTCTTCTAGTGCTACTTAACTCTTCTTTTTCAGAACCACCTTCAGTATCATCAGGATTTTGCATATTGATTGTCTCTAATTCAACATTATATTCTTTTGCAATTTTGTTTAATTGGTCGTACACAATCGTATCATAAAATTTTTTAAGACCTTCTTTATCTTTATCAGTCATGGCATCATAACGATTAGCTTGTATTTGACCATTAGTAATAGCTATACTATCTCTACCTTCAAGAGAAGCTTTCTCAAACATCTTACGTAATACTAACTCAACCCATTTTTTAGATTCTCTTATTGGAAAATCTGGGAGTGCTTCTCCACTAGTCATCATAGTTTTTTTAGCTTCTTCTATACTATCAGAGCTATAGTTTCGTATTATATCTTTACTAAATGTATAGTATTTATCTGGATCTAACCTTTTTATAACTGAATAAGATGAGGTTGACCCGTATTCTTTTAGAGCTTCTTTACTATATAAAATTTTGTTTAAACTTGCATCTTTTTTATCTAATATATCATTTTGTGTTCTAAATTTTTCTTCACGCAATTCATATTTGTCTCCGTAATTTTTTTCAATAAATTCTAAAGTTATATCACTACCTTTAAGTACCTTCCATTCTTTTGCAGATCCTTCAGTTTGTATTTGCTGTAACATAGATGATTGTATCTCGTCTATAATTAAAGTATTATCAAGAGTTTCACTTAAATAATTTATAAAACTATCATTACCTTGTGATATTCCAAAATTATAACCTACTTGAGTTCGTGCATGTGCAAATGTATTGGTAGCATACTCAGTAGGAAAATGAGGTTCTACATATAGTTGACCTACTTCTCCTTGATCTTTACCTAATTGAAATACTATATGTTCATCAGTAAGATTTCCTTTTGTATCTTGGTTACCCCCTAGAGAGTAGTCAGCATACATTATATTCATTTCACTTCTAGGTATAGATGTTACTGTAATACCAGAAGTTATATCTTTTTTACTAACTATATCTAACAACTCTTGTTTAGTTATAGACTCATTGCCTTGTAAAATTTCATTAAGACCAAGATAGTCCATCTCAGTTTTTGTAGAATTACTTTGTATAATACTTTTCCATTTACCTTTAGTAGACTTATCTTGCTTAGCATTTGTAATAGCTTCAACAGCTCTTGAATAAAAATCTGGTTTGTTACCTTTAAGTGCTATTGCTGTTTGTTTTTCTACTGCAGATAGAGGTCCAAGTTCTGCTTTTTCTGGTACTAAATCTTTAGTTTGTTTTGATACATCATCTTTATTATATACTATAGGCTTACTCAATTCTCCAGATAAATCTGGAAAAGATTCTTTTGTATCTATTTTTTCTGGGATAGGAGTAGATAAAGTTGTATCTACTTTTTCTGGAATAGGTGTTGAAAGTATTGTAGCTGTCTGAGTATCTATGGGCGTACTAAAAGGTTCTGGTGGTGGTAAAATTTCTTTAGCTTCTCCACCTATAACTAAACCTTGTCCTGTTTCTCTTACACTTTTATTTACATTAGGTACTGCCATTACAGCATCCATCTGTTTCATTCTGTCTACACCTTCCATACTACCTTTAGGTATTGACGATGTACTTTCTGTATCTTTACCAATGCTATCAACATAACCAGATACTTTCTCTGCAGTTTTATCATATGCTGCAACACCTGCAGTTGTACCTAGTACAGCTTCAAATGCACGTTGACCATATTTCTTAATAAGTTTATCTCCACCATTTTTAGCTAAGTATTTTACTAACTTAGGTATTGCAACTCTAGCTGTTGTAGCTACAGCTGCTTCGGCTATTGGTGTTGCTAATAAAAAAGGCATCTAGCAGTTCCAAGCCCTTAGGGCTTTATTGATTCTACTTTGTGGATCTCTTGCAGTTTTAGCAGATGTAAGTTTCTTTTTCATACCACTCATACGTGCACAAAAACTAGCCCTACGTTTATTACCAACTACTTTACTAGGTGCTTTTAAAGTACCACCTTTATAGCTAGCTCTACCTTTTGCATTTAATCCACCACTAGGATTCTTACCTTCTTTCCTAGTCCATGCAGGTGTTTTTGCCATTAGACTTTTTTTGCTAGTTTTTTATTTATTTTTTTCTGTACTGACTCAGGTAGTTTAGCAAATCCTTTGTATTGTTTTTTACCATTGGCAGGTTTCTTTTTTATACTAGTTTTTTTCATTCCGTACATTATGAATAACTCCTATATTGTTTTACTTTTTTTGCAATGCTCTTCGGTTGTTTCACAAACTGCTTTCCCTTCTTTGTTCCTTTCCGTTTTGCCTTTGTCGTTGCCGCATACTCCGCAGACGATAGACTCTTGATAGCTTTCTCTGGCAAATATCTTTCCCCAGTTTGGGAAGATTTGTTCCCAGATTTCGTTCTCCAATTCTGTTTCCCCCATGCCTTTAAACTCCTTTGTGATTTTGCTAGTGCCATTATGACTTATATCCTCCACCTGCTTTCTTGTAAGACTTAGCTAATGCTTGTGCTTTCCTAGCCGACCATTTGCCTGCACCTGTACCATGTGAAGCCTGTGCTTTAATTCTATTAAATATTGTTTTTCTCATTCCAGGTTTAGTGTAGTTTCCTGCTTTGTTTACTGCCATTTTTACTCCTCTAAATAATCCATTGTGTATATTCTTTACCATTGTAAAGTAATGCTTCTTTTCTATTCTCGTCTTTATTGTATGAGCAATGCACCCATCCACTTGAGGGGTCGTTAGGGGTATAAAATTCTAGTATCAATTG